CAGTGCGTGCAGGGTATGTGCCAGCATTAGCAAGACGATTAAGTTCTGCTACAAATGTACTTCCGTCATATCCTGTTGCCATGGTTACTTGCCTTTCTTCTTTGCTGCTCTCATATTGTCAATTAAATTTGGGTATGGTCTACCAGCCTTTTTAGCAGCAGCCTTGGCTGATGCTTTAGCAGCAGGTGATAATGGTGTTGATTTTTTCTTAGGGTTAGGTGTATCCCATACTTGTTTTTTCTTAGCCATTATTTTTTTCCCTTGTTACGCTTGCTGATAGCAGCAGCCTTTGATTTAGCATCTGACTTTGATGATGCACCCCACGCTTGAAGCGATAGCAACAAGCGAGTAGGGTCACCATTAGGTTTGCGTTCAGGTCCAGGCATGTTGCCCATGCGTGCAAGAAAACTTGCTCTGCGTGGATTATCGCCAGACTTAACAGGTGGCTTTAGGTTTGAACCTTGAGCCTTAGCCGATGCACGACCTTTTGCATTTAATCCACCCGTAGGTGACTTGCCTTCTTTACGCTGCCATGCTGGTGATTTTGCCATTTACATTCCTTTTTTAACTTTGCCTTTAACTTTTTTAAGATTTGGATTTGCTTTCTTAGCAGCAGGGCTTGCCTTGCGTGCTCCCGCAGCAAGAATTGCACCCGCATTTTTCATTGGGATTCCTTGTTTCTTTGCAATACTCTTTTGAGCAGCAGCAAAGCCCATCCCCTTCTTGGCTACCATTATTTTTCACCAAGAGTAGTTGGATTATTGACCGCAGGGGCTGGGATGCCATACGGGTTAACTGTTCCATAATTGTCATCTTGATTTACTACTGTTGTTCCACATCCACATACTGCACACATTTACTTACCTTTCTTCTTCATAAGCATTTTCATACCTACACGAGTCTCACGGCCTTTTTCTGCTTTTGACTCACCAGTTTTCTTTTCTTTTGCTTTAATAGCCTTTGGTTCTTTCTTTTCGTACATTGCGTACGCTGCTTTTTTTGATGGTTTTTTTGCCATTGCCATTTGTGTTTCCCCTTTGTGTGATTATTTTTACATCCCCACCAACACTTATGTTGTAGTCAGCGGAAATCTTGATTGCTCTACGAGCAGCAAACTCTGCTGCTTTTATAGAATTTTTACTAAAGCCAGTGGCTAATGCACCAAGGGCTAGGCTTCCTCCGCTACCAACTGCGTATAAGCCACGGTCATCTCTTGACCATAGATAATCTTGGTCTACTTCATAGATGATTCCGTTTAGACATATAAGGGCATCAAAGCCAGCATCTTTATCTTTAACTGTGTCTGGCTCATACCCATTGTCTTTCATTGTTTCACGCAGAGAGGGTAAGACTTTGGTCTGCATAAATGTATCTATTGACATTGATTTAATAACTTTAGGTGGTGCCCAAAGGAAACTTGCTATGTTGCCAGCAATGGCATCGCCTGAGAAGGCAAATACATAGTCACCTTTTTTAGTAACTTTATCCATACCTTTTGCATAGTACGGTTTGTCATCATAGGTAGTCATAGAATCTGCTGCAATTACTGCCCAGCCTTTTCCCTGAATACCTACGATGGCAGTCATGTTTACCCCTTAAAGTCGTTTGTCCCTGCATCAAATGCTTTGCCTACTTTGTTTGATAACTCAACCGCTTCTTGAACTTTTTTCAATGTAGTTCCTGCTGGTTGAATGCCTTGCTTTCTAGCACTTTGATAAGCGTTTAATTCAGCATCCCATTTCTTTTGAGATGAAGGTCTGCCTGCATCACCTGTAGACATTTGTAAATTAGATTCTTGCAAGCATTGTGAATAAGATTCATGGTTTTGGGTTGGACACCCTGTTCTACAATTACTCATATCGCTGTTATGTAATCTCCATAGTTGCCACCAATGTTGGTGTTAGTTAAACGAGTTCTAGTGATTTCATCAATAATATATTCTCTGCCACCTAAGTATACCTCAGTGGCGGCAAGTGCATCTGTTTGAGAAGGAAAGCGGTAAGAAGAATATATGCCATCAATCATCATAACTGTAATGCCACGGTCTAAACCATATCGCATAAACAATCTATTATCACCCGCTGGTGTTTCTTTAACCGATGGGGTAACAAATTTATACTGAGCCATATTTCTCCTTTTAATATAGAGAGAGGGCGAGCGAGCCCGCCCCCTCAACTATTAGCAAACTAAGCAGAAATTGAAGAACCTGATTCAATTCTGTATAGAGCAGCCTGACGGTATAGTGAGAATCCAAGGACTCCGTACCAACCGATTGGGCGGAAACGCATCAAGCGGTCAGTTACTGGACCGATGACTACATTTGGCTCCTGTGCTACTGCCTCAGCAAGTGCTTGCTTTCCAGCAAGAATTGTGCGATAAACAGCAGTTACTGGAGTTACGGTTACAACAGTTGTTGCTGTAACAGCAGCAGTGTGTGCTGTGTCTACAGTGATTGTAGTTGTTGAACCTGATGTAACCAAAGATGTAATCTTTGCACCTGATGCAATACCTGTACCTGAAATCTTATCTCCTGCTTCTGCAGAAGTAGCGATTACAGATGAAGAAGCCACACCGATTGTAAGTCCTGCTGATGTTCCAGCAACAGTTACTGCAGTTGTAGCAAGAGCAGAAGCATCTGCTCCATCTACGCCACGGTACAAACGAGGTGTCTCAACAAAGTAAGCACCCTCATAAGTTCCGATTGTTCCTGGCCAGAATTGTCCTGTGCCAGTTTCTGCGTATTTGTGCATGTCGTTCCATCCGCCTGCGCCAGTCTCGGCACGAAGGTCATGTGAAACTTCTGGGTGGATACCAGCCCAGTATAGACTTCCCTCGCGAGGAACAGCCTTGTTGGCACGCAACTTAGCAACAGCCTTACGGATGTTTGCTGCAGTAATTGTGTCAGTTGCTGTAACTGTTGCGGTTGAAGTACGAGCAGTTGAAGATGCTGAGTAGATAACATTGGTACCTACGCGTAGCACCTCAAGTGCAACCTTATCTAATGAGTCAGCCATGTTGAAGGCAATAATGTCTGCAACTGCTGGGTCTACATCAGATAGTGAGAATAGTTGTAACTTACGAGTTACAAGTGATGCGTTACCATACTCATTAAGAGTAACGGCAACGGTAGTAACATCTGACAGTGCTATTGCATCTGGGTCAGTTGTTTCTGTAAGTGTTGCGGTTGCTGGGGACAAATCGTTGTAGATTGAGAATACAACGCTTGAACCTGGCATTGCTTGCTGAGCAGGGCGCTTGTCTGCAACTGAACGAATCAGTGGCTGAGCACGAAGCGCAAACTCAACATAGCGGTCATACGCGGTTTTAACTAAGCCAGCGAGTGCTGACGAGTCTGTGTATGCCATGTGGGTTCACCTCCTGGTGATTGGTAGTTTGTTAATAAACGGAAACACCCAGGATGTCATTTAATTCCGCTGAACTTTTAGCACTAAGAATACGAGCAAGTGAATCTTCATCTACGCCTGGAGGCGTACCTGTAGACACAACTTCGTTTATTCTTTTTTGTGCTGCAAAAGCGGGGTTATTAGCAGCGGCACGAGTTTCCTCTTTTGCTGCCTCTGCTGTGTTGATTCCAAATACATCGCCGTTTTCATTTAACCAAGCAGTAACTGCTTCTTCAGATATTTCAATATCCTGAGGTATAAACGCGGCAACTTTAGGATTTACTCCCTTTGCGGTCAGAACATCCTTTACGGTGCGCTGACGAGTTTGACTCTTTAGAGTGTTAGCCTCTGCTTCTAGTTCTTTCATACGCTTTTCAAGCGTGCGATTTACTTTTCGTAGTTGCTTAACAACATCCTGAGGCTCATTGTCCTCATCCAAGAAGTCGTCTTCATCATAATTGGTAGCCATCTACCTATCTCCCTTTCGTTTGTTGTATTCGCAATCCGCGTAATAATTCGGGGAAACTATTACGGCTATTGCTACCAGTCTTTTACGCCCCCCTGGGCTGGTGAATCAGGGTGGGGATTCTTTATATTACGCTTTCTTTTTTAAGCGATGAACTGCTTATGCCGCTTTGTCCAGCAAAACGAGCCTGTTCACGAAGTGCTCTGCGTTGTGATTCAAGTTGTCGCAGTTGGTCTTGACCAAGCGTGCTTGCAACCGCTTCAAGTTCATTATATTTTGAGCCTTCAATTTGAGATAAGCGTTGTTGTGTATCAGCAAGAACTCTTGCTTTACCAAAACTTTCTTTAAGTGCATTAAGGTCAGATGTGCCAGATACATTGATATAACTTTCAGCCTCAGTTTGTGATAGGTTAAAGTTATACATATTAGCAGCAGCACCAAGTTCAGATGCACGGATTTGTTTCTTAACAACATCCATACCAGTCTTAGGGTCAAGAAGGTAAGAAACTGCACCAGCAAGGTCAACGCCATAATATTGATTAAGAGATGCAAGAACATCTGAGTTTTTCTTAACTCTATCTGTAGCCATTTGAACACGATTTTCAAACTCAGTAACTGATACTTGGTTAGCAATAATATTACCAAGTTTTTCAGTGGTTCCAAATACTTTATCATCTAGGCCATAGGCCTTAAGAACGCTTACCATGCCACGCTCCATAGAAATGTAGGTAGCCTCATTAACCGCTTTACCTGCAGCAGCAAGAGCAGCCATACCAGGAAATCTTTCTTTATATGCAGTAGTTCCTAAAAGGTTAATTTTAATTTGAGATGCAGTTAAATCTTGTTTAATGTAATCATCAATAGTAGTAGCCAATGTTCCAAGGCCAGCAAGATTAAGGTTTGCTTTAAAATCTTCAAGGGCAGTAGTTGTAGCAGCACGGGTAGCATCTGTTTGCTTTTGAGTTAAAGCATCAAACTTAGCCTGCCATGTAGCATTAAGCGCAGCAACTGCTTTGTTAACCGCTTCTTCTGTAGTTAATTGTGGAGTGCCAGTTGTTTCTTGACTTTCATCGCTATAAAAATTAGTTACAGTTCCATTGGCATTAGTTACAGTTTTTACTAATGTTTTAGGTGTTGGTGTTACAACTTTTGGTTGTCCAGTCAATGGGTCTAAATTTGGATTGGCAGCAAAATAAGCAT